ATCCGCACCAAAATCCAGAACAACAACCGATTTATCGGCCTGTGTTGAATTGTAAATCAACGCACCGCGAGCAGTAAATGATGCCGTTGTCCAAGATGAATCAGCAAAATCGGCAAAAGCTGTCGTTCCAGAAGACGACGTTGTGCCTGAAGTAAGCGTGTTGCCCCCTGCTACGTAGGCTGTGCCCGCAGTATTCGTCGTTTCATTAGTTGACGAGTACACTGTTGTGGAAGCATCAAGCGTTGCTGACGACGTGTACAAAGCAATCTTAAACGTGTCCGCTGCTCGCACAGGAGACGAAGCAGAAGCAGAAATTGCGTGTACGCCGCTCATAAGTTGCAGCTTGAACGATGTACACATGAAGTTACCAGTAAATGCCATCACGGCCTCCTTATGATTTCAGCAAGTTGTGGTTGACCAGCCTCTGTTACCATATAGCTGACCGTAGATCTATCACAATCAATAGCACATTTCATGTAATACAGCACTACCTGTTCTACGTGATTTTGGAAAGCAATAGCTTGGCTTTTGATAACATCGGGGGCGGTGTCTGCTACCGATATAATTTTTTTCGCAGCTTGCTCTGCCCAAAACTCAGGAGGATGCCCCCCGTTATTTGAAGTCGCTACATCAACTTGAAAAGCACCTGTTTGCATTGCCTGTGTAAACATTAGTTAGCCTTCACCCTTATGAGACCATCACGATAAGCATCAACATTTTCACGGCCTTCACCGTAGTTCTTAAGTCTGGTTAAAGCCTCAATAAAACGTTGGTTATATAGGTTTAGTAGATCAGCCTCACCTTTCATAAAGGTATAGGCTTCTACCAAACTACCATAAAGGAGCGCATCTTCTGCATAATCGCCCAACCAAGTGGTTGTGCCCGTTGTAATGCTTACAGGGCGGTAAAAGTAGTGGAGTTCAACAGCATACGAACTAGCCGGAACAGGGGCAATCAAGAAGTTATCTTGATCATACAAAGCGTAATACTTAGGAACACCCGTAGCCTCGGATGGATTATATTCCTGCAAGTACTCTACATCTTTGTTCAAAAGGAACGATTTAGATCCATTTACAGTAATACTAAGCGCAAAAGGAGCAAGATAATCACTAGGCACAGCGAGGTATTTGTTTGAGGCCGTCATAGTACCCGATTGATTTTTCCTAAACGTTTCCAAATCTACGGAGTAGAAAATTCGTTCTTCTGCATTTTGCACAAAGTAAGTGATATTATCGTTGAACGTTGTTTCGTCGTTCTCCGTCCAATCCTTAATGGCCTGTGTTAAAGTAGTATACGTCCAACCCATCAGGTTATCTCCACCGTAGGAACACCAACTTGTGTTATAGCCTGTAATAAATCATTTTGTATGAATGGGAAAATAAACGGACCAACAGGTACATCCATAACTTCTTTTACGTCAGGACGCGGTTCAAAAAGTGCTTGTGGCTCAGTTGGTGGATAAATAGGATCCAACTGCGGGTGCTTTTCTTCCCAACACTCAATACAGGTTTTGAACCCTGTCCATTCTTTTTTCAACTGTAGGTAATCGTATTGAAAACCACAGCGGTCGCAAATTGCCTGTGATTGTTTTCCTACGGCGAACTTTGCCATTGGTTACACCACGTTGTAAAAGTTACGACTTGAAACAAGCTGTAACGAAGCCCTGTCGCGATCTTCAGATGCAGCACGCTCAAATTCTTGATCATAAACAGCTTTAAGCAAAGTTACTCTGTCAGGGGCTTTTTTCATAGCGATGTAGTACGCTAACCCCGCCGCCAAACAAGGATAAAATCTAAACGGTATTTGTAAGGTATTAACACCTGCTGTGGCATCATCCATGCGCACAAGTTTTTCAACTACCAAATAGTACGTTTGATCAGGAGTAGGCCAAACCTGCACCGTTGGCGTAACGCTACGATTAACTACATATTGCGTCGGCCGAGCCTGAGTTAGCTTATTAGGAATACTCAAATAGTAATCTCTGCCGATACGGTCAATAGTGATGTCTGACTGCGAAGCGGTGTTTACCCCAGTTGACGAGCGTATAACAGCGGAAAGGATATCAATATCGTACGCATTAAGTGTATACGAGTTTACGCCCGCACTCAACGTGATACTTACAGTTTCGATAGTCCACTGATTTAGCCCACGGTTAGCCCATTCAGCAAGCAGCAAGTTTAAGCTGCGACGTGCAGTTCGTTGATCGTATCCAGTGCGGATTTCTATACCACACCGTTCAAACGCCTCTTCGATGTACTCTGCAACGTCTAACTCAAACGTTTTGGTGCCACTTACGGTCATGTATTACCTCATTCCGTAACTACCGTAACCAAAAAATGGTTGCGGCTGCGCGGTGTTTTGCTGACCCTGCTGCATCGGTTGACCCTGCTGCATTGGCATATTATACGGTTTAGGCTGCTGCATCGGTTGCGACTGTGCCATGCTGTTCGCACCCTGCGGCATCTGGGCAGCATATTGCTGCATCGCTTGCTGGGAAAACTGCTGTGGCTGCTGCATCGCTTGCTGCATCGCTTGCTGCATTTCTTGCAGGGAAACCTGACGACCACCAGCTTGAAACGGTTGCCCCTGCGGAATTTGTTGAGCATACTGCGGTTGTTGTTGAGCAAAGTTCCCGAGGGAAGCAATTCCTTGCTGCATCGCTTGCTGTTGCATCGCTTGCAACTGCTGTTGCGAAGGCATACCTAATGGAAAACCTGTGCGCGGAAGTTCCCGAATAGGACTACCCATCATGTTAGGAGGAAGACGCGTGGGGCCACCCCGCACGGGAAAATTTAGACCAAGCTGCTGTGACATCAACTGAGGAGGAAGTCTACGCATTTCAATACACCTTGGTTGGGCGTGAACGAGTTACCATACCACCACCGCGACAAAGAACACCACCACCTTTTTTCATCATCATGGAGTTTTTCTTAACCATGCCACCTTTAGCATACCCCTGTGACATAGTGTTGGCACCCGTCATACGATTTTGCACGTTAAGACCGCCCATCGCTGGATTAGCCCCCGTAGCCGACTTACCGTACTCATTAGGTGAGTAATAGGGTGACGATGTTTCCTGCTGTGGCTTTACTGCGGCAACACTATCAGCAGTCTGCTGCGAAGCACCCCCAGATAAATCTGCGGTGCCGATAGGCGGGGCAGCTACTTCACCACCGTCTGCGTACCTACGCGACTTTGACTTACCTGCCTGTGAAAGAGCGATAGCTATAGCCTGTTTAGGGTTTTTAACTATTGGACCCTTCTTGCTACCCGTATTCAAAGTCCCAGCCTTGAACTCGCGCATTACTTTGCTTATCTTTTCCTGAGACTTCATTTTGTCCTCGCCGCTTTCATGTTGTCAATCAAATTGGGATAAGGGCGACCTGCCTTTTTTGCAGAAGCCTTTGCCGACGCCTTTTTTGAACGAGACAACTTCTTTGGTTTACCCAAAGACTTTGGTCGCGTCTTATCCCAAATTGGCTTTTTCATATCACTTACCACGGCCTTTTGGCTTACCAATAGCAATCATGATCGCCATGCCACGGCCTTTTTTAGCCTTTGTGCCGTGAGCCATGCCACCATGCTTCATTCCGGGAGGAAGTGGAACACCACGACCGCCGCCATCCTTGATTTTCATGCCGGGACGATATCCCGGCAACGCGCTGCCAAAATCGCCGCCGCCCTGAGAGGGCTTTAACTTTGTCGTCATGCCACCATTTTTCACGCTGGGAGGCTTCATTCCGGGGGGAAGACGAGTTGGGCCGCCGGATACTTTGGGAGGAACTCGATATGGCCCACCAGATATCTCTCCGGGAGGAAGTGTCATCTTAGAAGGACGAGCCTTCACAGTTCCGCCCATTGCCATTTTAATACGGGGTAGTTTAGGCATTCCGGGGGAAAAGGGTTTCTCGCCGGGACGGGGGGAGGAACCCTTTGGACGAGCCTTCACAGTTCCGCCCATTGCCATTCTAACTCCGGGCTTACCCATAGGCTTACCCATAGGCTTACCCATAGGCTTACCCATAGGGGGATTTTTTACAAGAGGCATATTGGTTCTTGGGCGATTTGATATGCCGTTTTCGGGCGTACCAGAAGGCATGTTTGGATTACGTATACGCATGGTAGTCTCCTATCTGTTTTCAACTAAACGATCTATTTTCTCTT